CGTCACAAGATGTCAGCTAAGTTTGGTGCTGCACCATCAATTAAGAAGTTGATTGTGACTGAACTGAAAGTGTACTCTCCTGAAGGTTCAGCGGAAGAGGAAGAGACAGCGGATGATGTCCTCTGATAAGCCTACTGAGGCTATTGTAGATGCTGACTTTTTAGTTTATAAAGTTGGCTTCTCCAATGAGGAGGAAGAGGAACGGTGGGCACTAAATCGACTCACAGAGTGGTTTACCGATATAATCTATATGCGCTTAAAGTGTGATGACTACAGAGCATGGATTACAGGTAAGACTAACTTTAGATTCGAGGTAGCTACCACTGTTCCTTACAAAGGTAATCGCAAGGATGCTCCCAAGCCTAGACACTATGATGCTCTTCGCAAACATCTGATGAAGCTCGGTGCTAAGATGTCTGAGAACGAGGAAGCTGATGACTCTGTAGGCATAGCGTCCACTGAAGGTAACTACTGGATCGTCCACGTTGACAAGGATCTAGATCAGTTACCGGGGTGGCACTATAATCCTGTAAAGGATGAGGAGTATTATGTTACTGAGTTTGAAGGCTTGTACAGTTTCTATAAACAGATTCTTACAGGTGACAGAGTTGATAACATTGAAGGTATCCGAGGTATTGGCCCTGTAAAGGCTGATAAGATCTTGAAAGACTGTACAACCGAAGAGGAATTATATGCAGCTTGTATCAAAGCTTATGACGGCAATACTGACAGGGTACTGGAAAACGGTAAGCTCCTATGGCTAAGAAGAAAAGTAAACCAGATGTGGCAACCTCCTTCGAGCTTGCAGGATCAAAGTGGTACGTTAACTACGTAGTGCACATGGATGATATGGGTAAGTGTGATCCTGAGAAGCAAGTCATATCAATCCGTATGGACATGAATAAGCAGACTACTGAGCAAACCTTCTACCATGAGTTAGTTCATGCCATTATGTTCACAATGGGTAAGTTAACACACGATGAAGAGTTTGTAGATACCTTTGGAGCTTTCTTGCACCAGTATCACATCACTAAGGAGTACCATGAAGCCGAAGCGTAAGAAGCCACTGACAGTTAGACAAGTAGCTTTGAAGCATGGATTCAGGTCAGGATTAGAAGATAAGATAGCTGATAACTTAACAGCCTTAGGTATTCCATTTGAGTATGAGAAGCTAGTGATTGCATATACGCAGCCTGAGAAGAAACGTACATACACTCCTGACTTCCTATTACTTAAGAATGGTATTATCATTGAGAGCAAAGGTAGATTCGTAACTGCTGATAGACAGAAACACTTGATGGTTAAGGAACAACATCCTGAACTTGATATTAGATTTGTCTTCAGTAACTCTAAGTCTAAACTCTCAAAGTTAAGCCAAACTACATACGGGGATTGGTGCACTAAGCATGGATTCAAGTATGCCGATAAAGATATTCCAACATCATGGTTAAATGAAAGAGGTTCTAAATATGATAAATAATCTTATTGAAGCAATGTTGAAGTCTCCTGAGATTAAGAATGCTTGGGAAGACTTTACAGACGCTATCACAGTTGAGACTATGAAGAGCACTTACTTGAACACTCTCAATGGAGGTTTTAGTAGTCATCCTGAAGACATTGCAAGTAACAAGGAAGTCAATGAAGCTCTAGCTGTATGCCTCAAGTACTTCATGTTTGTTAATGACGCTGAAGAGTTCTTGAAAGAGGCTAACAAAGATGCAAGTTGATCTTATCAAAGAACATGAGGATGGTAGTGCTACATTCCAGTTTGATCTCACTAACGAAGAAGCTAAGTCACTCCTGACCTTTGGAATCTTAGAGGCCATTAAAGCTGGCTTACGTGAAGGTGAGAGACTAACAGTTGAAGGAGATGATATTGAAAATCTTAGTCATACCGGACTGTCAGATTAAAGAGGGTGTACCTTTAGAGCACTTGACATGGGCTGGTAAAGCTATTGTCGATTACAAGCCTGATGTAGTGATTAACATAGGTGACTTTGCAGATATGCCAAGCCTTAGTACACACGACATCAAGGGTAGTAAGTACTTTGAAGGTCTACGCTACAAGAAGGACGTTGAAGCTGCTAAGGAGGCTATGAAGCTTCTCTTAGCTCCTTTGAGGGAACTTCAGAAGTCTCAGAAGTCATCTAAGCACAAGGTGTACAAACCTCGTATGGTGATGACTTTAGGGAACCATGAGAACAGGATTGATAGGGCTATTAACAATAATCCTACACTGGAAGGCTTAATATCTACAAAGGATCTTGAGTATGAAAAAGATTGGGAAGTACACGGTTTCCTTCATCCTGTGTTCATTAATGGTGTTGGCTTTAATCACTACTGGCCTGTTGGTGCAATGGGAAGGCCAGCTGGTGCTGCTAGTGCTATTATTAACAAGCTTCATATGTCTTGTGTTGCTGGACATCAACAAGGTAAGCAGATTGCCTATGGTAAGCGTGCTGATGGGAAGCCTATTTGTGCTATCATCGTTGGCTCTTACTATCTCCACGATGAGAGTTATATGGATCAACTAAGTAACAGACACTGGAGGGGATTACTTATGATGAATGAAGTACAAGATGGTCACTTCGATGAGATGTTCTTAAGTGTTGAATACCTAGGGAGGAAATATGGCAACAGTTGAATGTAGGACTTGCTTTTATAGTCAATTAGATATTAGTATTCATCCTTGTAATGATTGCACTAATTATGACAAGTGGGTTAACCGTTCCATCTTTATTAAAGAAGCAGCTAAACCTTTAAGTGAAGCCGTTAAAGAGTGGGTAGACTGCAAGGATGATGAAGAGATAGACGATTTCTTTAAAAGAGCTAAGGACGTAGTTAACAGACCTCCTCACTACACTGAACATCCCTCAGGTATTGAATGTATCCAAGTTACAGAACACATGGGATTTAATTTGGGTAATGCAATCAAGTACATCTGGCGTTGTGACCTTAAGAAAGATGCCATTGAAGACCTGAAGAAGGCTAAGTGGTACATTGAACGTGAGATTGATAAACGTGTTAAACATAACATTTGAAGAACTGAAAGAGGCTCTCAAGCGTTTAGATGAGGTCACACTCGTGGAACTGTTAGGACTCCAGAGTGATGATCTTGTCGAAAGATTTGATGATGTGATTGAGAAGAAACAAGAATATTTAATAAAGGAACTAGACTAAATGACAACTATGACACCATACCAAGAGTACATCGGTAAAAGCAGATACTCTCGCTACTTGGATGATAAAGGCCGTAGAGAGCACTGGCCTGAGACTGTGAATCGCTACTTTGACTTCATGACTAAGCACCTACAAGACAAGCATAACTACCCGCTAAGTAACGCAATGCGTGACCAACTGCAGACTGCTGTGACTAACCTTGAAGTAGTGCCATCAATGCGAAGCATCATGACAGCTGGTGATGCTTTAGAACGTCAGAACGTAGCTGGTTATAACTGTTCATACCTGCCCATTGACGATCCCAAAGCCTTTGATGAGGCTATGTATATTCTGTTATGCGGAACAGGTGTAGGCTTTAGTGTGGAGCAAAAGTATGTATCTAAGTTACCTGAGATTCCAGTTGATTTGTACAATAGTGGCACTGTCATTAATGTTAAAGACTCCAAAGAGGGATGGGCTAAAGCCTTACGACAAGTCATTGCCTTGCTATATGCTGGTGAGATTCCAAAGTGGGACGTATCAGGTGTGCGTCCCGCAGGTGCTAGACTTAAGACTTTTGGTGGAAGAGCGTCAGGGCCTGAACCCCTTGTATCCTTATTTCACTACGTCACTGCTAAATTCAAAGGGGCAACGGGCCGTAAGCTCACTTCGCTTGAAGCGCATGACATCCTCTGCAAGGTGGGAGAGGTAGTTGTTGTCGGTGGGGTTCGTAGATCTGCAATGATCTCTCTGTCAGACTTAGGTGATGACCGTATGGCTCACGCTAAAGCTGGTAACTGGTGGGATGGTAATGGTCAACGTGCCTTGGCTAACAACAGTGCCATCTACGAAGTGAAGCCTGAGGTAGGTAAGTTTATGCGTGAGTGGTCAAGCATTTATGAATCACATTCTGGAGAGCGAGGCATCTTTAATCGTTATGCAAGTGAACTTCAAGCAGCTAAGAGTGGACGCAGGGAGTTGGGTAAAGAGTGGGGCACAAACCCATGCAGTGAGATTATTCTGCGTCCTTATCAATTCTGTAACCTGTCTTCTGTTATTGTTCGTAGCGATGATACTGTGGAAACCCTACGTAACAAGGTTCGCTTAGCTACTATCCTAGGTACGTTCCAATCTACAATGACTAACTTCCCGTACCTGCGTAAGGTGTGGCAGACAAACACTGAAGAGGAGCGTTTGCTGGGGGTGTCTATGACTGGTATCTTGGATAATGCTTTGCTCAATGACCCTGATAACACTGAGTTACCAGCTATCTTGGAAGGACTAAAGAATGTTGCTATTGACACTAACGCTGAGCTTGCTGATGCTATCGGTATTAATCGTAGTGCTGCCATCACTGCCATTAAGCCTGAAGGAACTGTATCGCAGCTCACAGGCACTGCTAGTGGCATCCACCCTCAGCACAGTCAGTACTTTATTCGTCGTGTTCGGTCTGATAACAAAGACCCTCTGACTGCATTCTTGAAAGAGCAAGGGTTTCCATCTGAGTTGTGTGTGATGAAACCTGATAGCACAACTATCTTTAGCTTCCCAATGCGAGTTGAGAAGGGTGCTGTACTGCGTGAAGACTTGAATGCTATCCAACATTTAAAGCTGTGGCTATTGTTCCAGCGACACTACTGTGAGCATAAGCCTTCAGTAACTATCTCAGTGAATGAGAATGAGTGGCCTGAAGTTGGTGCATGGGTGTGGAATAACTTTGATGAGATTACAGGTGTGAGTTTCCTACCTATGGATGGTGGAACATACCGACAAGCTCCTTATGAGTCCATGACTGAGTTTGAGTATCATGCAATGGTTGCCAGTATGCCTCTAGGTATTGACTGGGACAAACTGGTTGAAGGCACTGACAACGTAGAGGGTGCTCAGACCCTTGCCTGTACAGCTGGTGCTTGTGAAATCTGATAGCTTCTATTGGACTATGCGGGTAGTCGAAATGATTACCTGCATCCATATCATTATTAACACTTGGAGGCATTGGTAGTTATGATACTAGACTTTGAATTTAAGACTGGCTTAGTCTTTGGTATAGAAGCTGATGAACTCTATATTATGGATGAGAATGATAAGATGTCAGAGGAAGCTAACCAAGTCATCTACTTACACATAGGATTTATAACACTAGCGTTTATCCTAGGACAGTAACTTCCGTGGCTATGTCACTAAAAAAGCCCCTTAGGAGTGATCCTTTGGGGCTTTTCTGTTTCTAGAACAATGCTATTTCAGCTTTCCTTCGCTTATCAAGGCCAGCAAGTACTTTACCGCCTCCCTTGTTCCACTTGAGTAACTCTTCTTTAGCTCCATCCCAGTCCTGAGCATTAATCTTCCTTCTCAGCGTACTGGTCTGTAGTCTACCAACACCTAGGTTGTAGGTAAAGTCAACAATGGCATTAAGCTTCCTGTTGTCAGTAGCTAAAATAGGGCAGTATCTCATGACACCGGGCAAGTAAGTATGCTCCAATTCCTTCAAGAGAAGCTCTGCAGCCTCAGGCTCACTCATGGAAGCATCCTGCAGAGTTACCTTAGTACCGTTAGCATAGTATGTACTGCCATAGCCTATCGTAGCTACATTGGCAGGACATAAGTAGGGCTTACTTCTAAACCCTTCAAACTTCTTGCACAGCTCAGCTGCAATACTCAGATCCATGATTACAGACCTCGTTTAGACAATGTACGGTCAAGGAACCAATAGTTCAAAGTACCTGATACCAAAGCTGCAAAGTCAGCTGACATCATGACTTTAAAGACATCCAGTGGAGGCATACCTGACACCCAAGCATTGTAGGACAACCAGATGTGCACGAATGACCACAGAGCTAGAATCCAGTAAGTCACCACAGGACGTACTGAGGCAGACAGAGAAGCTACCCATCCAGCTCCAGCAGCTTTAACCATCTCAGTCTGTTGCTCAATAGCTGACTGGAAGGCATCCATGACACCAACATCAATAGCAGCTTCACGTTGAGCACCTATCTCAGATAACCTTTGAGCACCTCTTTGAGCCTCTAGCTGACATTGAAACTGAAACATATTCAGCTCATGTGAACGCTCATTCTTCTTGTCTAACCACTTAAGAACTTCCGGAGCCATTCGGAATAGACCTCCGAAGATACTACCAAGTAAACCACCACCAAGCATTTCTAACATATTAAAGTCCTATCTTACCGAGTAATAAAGCAACAATCTTATTGGAGAGATCGTCAGGGAGAAACTTAAGGAAACCTAAAAAGTATTGAGCTACACAACCATAGACAAATATCTTTAAGCAAAGGTCAAAGGTCTTCTGATATTCATTCACCTACCACACCTTTGAGTAGTGTTACAGAAGTCCATCAATTCATAAACACCAACAAATACTAAGAAGAGGACAAAGAAGCTACCACCAATAATCATAGCCAGCTCATTCATCTCTTGCTCTTTAGCTTTAGCCTTCTTCTCTGCCTTCTCTAAAGCCCTGAGTTCTCTTGCATCGTCTATGTCCATTTGGTCTTGGCGGGATTTAATCTTATTCCAAACATCAACTTTGCCTGTTGTCATGAACAACATCTTAAGTTCTTCTTCAAATGCTCTAGCCTGTTCCAAGGCCATTTCAATCTGAAGAGCTGTTCCCATGTTGGAACCCTTACTCTTCTTTGCATCAATCAATGCCTTAGTAGCGGTTGATTTAGCGTCAAACATCTTGCCAATCACAGGTGCAAGAGAGCCTAGGTCATTGGCTACTTTACTAGCCTTCTTGACCATACTGATTGCATTCTGTATGCCAGCTAGAGCTGTTAGAGGATCAACGATCATTCTTGTATGCTTTCTTCCATTCTAGACAAACGGCAATACGAGTCTTATAGTCAGCAGCCCACCTCCATGTCCATCTAACACATCTATCTGCATTAGGGTCGAAGCCAGCCGTAGCTATAAAACTCGTAAAGATGATGAGAAGGGCTAGAGTTAGCCTCTTCATAAGGGTTACTCAGCGAATTGCTGTACTGGCTGTCTCTCGCTCAAGCCAAGCTCACCAGTGATGACAGGAGCAATACCACCAAAGATACCTGCTGAAGCAGTGTTCTTAGCCAGCTTACCAGCTATGTTTAAAGCTCTTTTAATACCTTGATCTGAAGTATCATTCAAAGCTTTTAAAAGATCAGCAGCATCTGCTACAGCTCCGGGGTTCTTTAAGAACTCTTGTATCTCTGTAGCCTCTGACTTAGTAGCTTTATTCTGTACAAAGCGACTAAACAAAGTAGAAGCCTTATAGAAGGTACTTTGAACTTGTTGACGAATCAATGAAGCAGCTCGTGCAGGGTCAGTACCAAACTCACGTTCAAAGCCAGTCTGCTGTGTCAGTGTCTGATTAACTTTATTACGCAGTGGGAACTGTGCAAGTCTTTCAGCACCTTCTAACAAGTCTTTAACTGTCTGTGAGTGTTCCTTACCAAACAAATTATCAATGGCCTTGGCATTATCAGTATAGAAAGCAATCTTATTAGGATTGTTCAAACCAATCTCTAAGATACTGCTCTTAAGACCATTACGTAATGCAGGGTCTGAACCAGCCATACGGATAAGTCTGTTCATGTCTTCAGGAGTCTTTAAAGCATTGTTTACAAAGCCTTCAAAACCACCCTTAGAGCCATAAGACTCTGACCAAACATTAGCAAACTTTTCAACTGTTGCTTGTTTCTGTTCATCAAGAATACGTGTTCTGCTTGTACGCAAGTCACCTACATTGTTAGACAAACCTTGTAACCGTTCTTTTAAGCCCGGTACTTGTTCAATAGCTGCGTTGTTCTTCTTAATGAATGATGTTAAAGCTGCAGGATTAACTTCCAATGTATTCTTATTGACAATACCATCTGTCTGTGCAATACGCATCAAGAAGGCATCTTCAATGATCTTTACAGCCTCAGGAGAGTTATCTGCAGCTGCTAAGATTTGACGTACAGCAGAAGGTTTGTTTGTAAGCATTGGAACTACAGACTCAACAAAGCGTGACCTGTCCACAGACACTACACCAGCCTCATTAAAAGGCATTCCAACCTTAGCTGCAAAGTCTTTATCAGCTTGCTTATATGGAACTGCAAAGGACTCAGGCATCGTTCCAATAGCTTCATCCAGTTGTCTCTTAAAGCCAAGCAAGATACGTGATTGATCTCTATCCTGTGTGTCTCCAATAGCTTTGTTAACAGCTCTTTTTAAAGAGTCAACATCAGTAACAGATACAGGCTCAAAAGTACCTTCAACTGATTTAACAAGGTTAGGATACTTTGCAGCAAACTTACTACTTGTAGGTGCTTTCTTAGGTGCAAAAGCTCTGTCTACTTGTGACAGTAAGCCGGGGAACTTAGCAAACACATCACTAGCTCTTTCCTGCTTGATGTAATTCCAAACTACAGCAGCCACTGGAGAGTCCATCTCAACACCATCTGCTTTAGCTTTATCCAGTAAAGGTGTGTATACATTCTTAGAGAAGTCAGCACGTACAGCCTTCTCTTTAGCAGACAACAAACTATTAACACGGTTGCCAATATCTTCTTTATTTGTAGATACATTTAAAGTATCTTCAGTTAGTTCTTTGATACGAGTATCTATTGTTTCAAGTGTGCGATTCTGATTAGCCAAACGCATCTCAGCTGCTGTCTCTCTACGAAAGTTCTCAAGCTCTACCTTCTTAGCTTCTACTTGAGCAAGAGCCTCAGCATTCTTAGGATCTCCAGCAAGTCTACGCTGAGCTACTTTAACAGACTCTAAAGCTTCTTTCTCTTGGTTAGCCATGAAAGCTGTGAATGAAGCATTCTCACCACGGGATGTCTGTGAACTAACCAAACCACCTAGAGTAGTATCTCCTTTAGAAGCAGCTGTAACTGGTAACTTCACACCTGTAGAAGCTTCAATTTCCTTAGCCCTTAATAGATCATCAGACAGTGTTGGGTTAGCTTCCATCGCTTGTGACAAACGACCACGAGCACGTACACCACCAGCTGCTTTGGCTGCATCATCTACAATGTTCCCAGTCTGCGACCTCATTGCACCTAGAGCCAGCTCAGGAACATTACGAGTAACTGTGTTAGCAAACATACCCGAACCTAAGCCACCTACAAATTCACCAACTGGTCTGTAAGCTTCTCCAAACTTTTGAGCAACCTGTTGGCCTGTCTCTCCACCAACTAAACCACTGGCAGCTCCAATAGTTCCTTCAGCTGCTAAGGCACGACCAGACTGAGGCAATAATGCTTTAGCCAAGTTAGCTGTGTATGGTGCTGCTCTACCACCTTGTGTTGCCAGTTGTATTCCTCTAGCACCCGCACCTAAGATAGGAACTGCTGCAGCACCCATCATAGCGTTATTAAACATACGCTCATTAGCTGACATCTGGGGCTGTGCCGGAGGAGCTGGGGGATTACCTCCAGTAGGGATGGCTTCAGGGCCAGTTGTAGGTGTTGCACCGCCTAACTCAGCTGCAATCTCATCAATCTCAGCGTCTGTTAGTTCCTTAGTAGTGGTAATAGTTTTGCCATTGATAACATACTTCATTAATTATCCCCTACAGTATATTCAACACCACTTTTAGTTTTACGTACATTAGCAGGTGTGTTACCTCTCAGTGTAAATACTTCTTTAACCTGCTCAGGTGTATAAAGACCTGATAGCTCAGCTGTACGTTGTGTCTGTTTAATCTCATTGTTCTCAAGAGCTTCATTCTTCTTCTTGATAATCTGAGCAAGTTGTTTTAACTTACGTGTAGTATCTGCAGTTGCAGTACCTGTTGCAAGGCGAGAAGCAGTATCAGACACCATACCAACCAATGAAGGATCTCCACCGAAAGCATCTACGTCAGACTTAGACAGTTGTTGTTCTCCAGCTGCTTTAGCAAGTTGACGGGACAATGCTGAAGCTGAAGCAAAGTTGCCTGTCTTAAGAACATCATCTGCTAACTCAATAGCTGTAGAAGCTGCATTGACAGCATCACGATAAGGCTTCAATGTAGTGTTAAGGTTCTGACGAAGACCAACAATATCACCAGCTCCTTTTACACCGGGAAGCTGATTAACAATCTTAGTTCCCTTACCTTCTCCAGCTGCTTTAATAACAGCGTTTACTTCTGCAATCTCTTTGTCTTGAGCAGGTGAGATTAATGTTTTTCTGTACTCTTGTAGTGTTTGAATCTCTGAAGGTGAAAACTCTTTATCCTTATACTTTAAGTCAGCAACATTCTTTGATGTTTTATATAAGGCTAAACTTGCAGGAGTATAGACACCTTTAGTTAATAGTTGTTGGAACGGATCTGCAGATTCTCTTTCACGCTCACGTTGTGTTTTAAGAGCTTGTTCCGAACCTAACTTAGCTTCTTCCATCTCCATAGTCATAGCACGTTGAGTTAACTGCAGAGATGATTCAGGATCTGTAGCTTGTAATGCTGCAGCCATTTCACGAAGACCCTTAGCTGTGTTAGTGTTATATTGACCTGCAAGTTGACGTAAACGGGTAGCACGTTGGATAGTAGGGTCTTGGATGTCCACACCAAAAGCACCTGCTAAACCTTGTCCTAAGTTAGCACCGCCTTTGTAGGCCATTGAGCTAAGTTGCTGGTTTTGAGTCATCTCAGCAAACTGTGCAGCCTTCTGATCTAGCATAGCACGTTGCATTTCCTCAGGAGTACCCATACCTCCAAACAAACCTTGAATTGATTGTGTTGCCATTATTTATTCCTTAGTATCCAAAGTATCCGCTAACAGCAGCTGGTTGATAAGGTGTTGCAGATGGTGTAGACAATCCTCTAATTAGCTGACTAATAGGATCTGTTAAGCCAGCTACAGTACCTTGCAAAGCTGCACGTTGAGCTTGATTAGCAGTAGACTGTCCTGCTGCATACTGATTTGCAGCTGCTTGAGCTTGTGCAGCACCTGCTGATCCCAGTGCAGTGCCCTGAGTCAAAGCATTCAAACCTTGGTTCTCTATATTAGTAGCACCTGCCATGTAGTTAGTGTATGGAGCAAAAGCTTGTGTCTGTAAACCATAACCAGCACCTTGTAGCCCTAAGCCACCAGTCATTAAACCCTGACCAAACACAGCTTGTTGCTGTCCAGCTTGTTGAGCTTGAGCAGCCAACTGTGCATCTTGCTGAGCCATAGCATTGTAGTATGCAGCCATCTGCGGATTAGCAGCTTGCAAGCCGGGAGCACCAGCAGTGTAACCTGCCATAGTTCCACCAGTGGCTAGACCTAAACGACCTTGCTGTTGCTGTTGGTTAGTTAGATTAGCCAATGACTGTTCACGACCCGGAGCTAACAGTTGTTGCTGTTGAGTTATGTACTGTTGAGCTTGTGCTTGAGGTGTCTGAGCTATGTAGCCAGCACCTAAGTTAAACAAACCTTGACCAGCTTGATTAATACTAGCTTGCTGAGCCTGTTGAGCTTGTGTCTGAGCAATGCCAGTACCAGCCAATCCAATTAAACCTTCACGAGCTGCAGCTACGTCAGGAGCTACTTGATAGCCCGCACCAATTAGCTGCCCAGTTGTAGGGTCATATTGAAAGCCTGACTTACCGAACCTTGTAGTAACTCCTACAGGTCTGAATTGAGCCATCTGTGCAGCTTGCTGAGCAGATTGTGTAGCGTTACCAGCTGCTTGGTTAGCTGCGTAGTTAGTGCCCAAAGCACCTATGGCACTTGCACCAAGATTCCCTAGTAAACTTGTATAATCTATAGCCATATTAGTACGTGCCTCCGTCAACTGTTGCTGTAAATGTACCAGAGACAGTAAGGTTTACTGCAGTGGCTGTGCCTGTCAATGCACCGTTATTAGCATCTGGTTTAGAATTCACTGCTGAAGCAATGTTATCAAACTCAGTGTTAACTTCAGTACCCTTAATAATCTTTGCAGCATTACCTGTATTCAGGCTATCTTTAACTGCAAAGTTAGTTGCTTTTGTATAGTTACTCATTATCGTGTCTTTCCTGTCTTAACATAGACATCAAGTTTCTGAATGGATACTGGTTTATTAAATACACTTGTTTCAAAGCCAAGTTGAATAACTCTACCTGAGCCACCAATATTAATAATCTTATTGTCAAAGGCTGAACCACCGTACTCACCAATGTTAAATTCAGCTATGTTGTATTCAGCTACAGCAGCATTAGCTAAAGCAAACTGTCTAGTATTTAAAATGTCACTGTAATCAAAGCCAAATCTTAAAGTAACTTGATAGCCACCACCACCAATAACTGTTACGCCTACCTTCTTCATAAGCTTTAAAACTGTAGGTGATTGAAAGTCAAAGTAGTTGGTAAAGTAGCGCATCAAGTATGGGTTAGCATTGTCTTTGTAGCCATCATACTTACCAATGTAACCAGTTTCACCTACTAACAAATCTTTGTTACGAGTGTACTTAAAAGCTGTTGGAACTAAACCATCCCAAGTTGTAACCCTGTTAGCTCCATTAGGTAGGGGTGCTTTCATGTCAAAGCAGTACACTAATTGACGAGCTGGTAAAGATAACAAATAGAAAGCTTCCTTATCTGAATATACAGCTTTAATGTCAGCTGCAGTTTCTAAACTAATCTCAAGTACTAAGTCATCACGTACATTGGCACTAATATCTCTCATTGGAGCTGACTTCTCTTGAATGGTACGCATTAATGAACGTACACCTGAGTCAGACAAGAAGATAACATCACCACCTGTGGCTACTACTGAGTCTCTAGCTAAACAGCCAATACCTGTAATGGCATCAGACAATGTAAGATTATTAGGGTCTGTAGCATTGGAGTAGATAAGAATCTGTCTACGACCAAAGACAATCAAGAAGTTATTGTGAGCTGCTAAGGATATAATCTCATCAGCACCGTTAGGCCACACCTGAGATACATCCAATGTACCAGCTGTACCTGTACTTAATACATGACCTGAAAGTAAGTCTGAGAACTGAATGGTACTCTTAACTGTAGCATTATTAGCACTCCATGTACGACCATAGGCACTGATAACTGTATTGTTACTGGACACTGTAGCTACATAGCCAGTCTTCTCAGATACTCTTTTAAATGTAGTTGTACTGACAGCAGGGTCAAACACTAGAGGATCATGTCCAGCTTGATACAGATATAAGACACCGTTCAAAGGAGCCATCTGCCAGTGGCTATCTGTGATAGTAGGAGCTGTACCACCACCTCCGTATGTCAGCAAAGTAAGAGTAGAACCTACAAGCTTAAATAGTTTATTGTTACCAGCAGCAATAATGTATGAGTTACCAGCAATGTCAATTAACTCACCAATAGCTTTAACGTCAGCAGTGCTTAAATCATTGTTAGAAACATGAGATAGAGACCATCCCTTACGAGCACCAATACGTCCAAACTTATCAATCACACAATTATTAGCCACAGTAGCATAACCAGCCTCTAAAGAGATTGAGCTATCCTGTGTATTTAGCCCCATGAAGCCCGGAGCTGATACTGTAGTGGTTAAGAGCTTAGCAACCATTAGACATCAATCCAAGTGTTTTCATCATCATAACGATTCTTCTCAATAGCAATAGCATCTGCCAAAGCTAGACGATACTGCTGATATACTTCACCAAAGGCTGAACCACCATCTTCACCTCGTTCACCAACAGCTTTAGCGTAGGCCAGCATCTGTACTAAGTGAGGAGGAACCTTCAACAGGTCAGAGTTAGCTACTAAGTCAACTTGAGGAATAACTAACTCAAACCTTAACTGATACACTGCATCCGGCTGAGGCCAGATGTCTACGTTAGTATCATCGTTAGTGATGCCTGAGTAGTTATAGTATGAAGGAGCTGCATTTTGTATTGTACCTAGATAATATTGTCTATTCATCCAGTTAGTTGGTACAGCTTGCATTGGATAATCTTGAGTGTCATTTAAAACATCCTGAGTACGAAACCTTTGACCTGAACCTGTCAGAGTGTAGTTACGAGTACCCGCTACTGTTGGAATAACAATGGTAGTAGTTAGTACATTCCAATCGTAAGCATCCTCAATCTCTCTCTTAGCGTCATTAACAAACACACCAAGCAAAGAACTATAAGGAGTATCACCAACCGACGATACTTCAGTCTCTCTTAATCGTATCAATACGTTATTGACCAACTGTAAATAAGTCGTAGTCATTAATATTCCTTATATCTATAATACTATAGTAACATACTTTAAAGTAAATGTCAAGCTTTCTTAGGCTTTTTCTTAGCCATATTAGCCTCAGACATGGCAATAGCAATAGCTTGTTTACGAGATTTAACTACAGGGCCACCTTTGCCACTATGCAAAGAACCTTCTTTGTACTCACCCATAACCTTTTTCATCTTATTAGTAGCTGTACGCTGACCACGTTTAGGCATATTCATATCAGTATTCCTATCAATAAAAGATTTTAACTGTAATTGAACCTGATGTAAAAGCTGTTACGTTAGCTCGTATATAAGGTGGGGGAGATGCAAGAGTTACAATACCATCAGCTGTCAGAGCTGTGGCTACTGTAGCCCATGTTGTACCGTCTACAGAGCCTTGAACAGCTACTGTACCAATAGTAATACCTGAAATCTGTACATGAGCTGGTACTAAACCATCTGTACGAATTCCTTGTGAAGCACCTGTGGCAGCTACGCCACTTAAAAGAGTTGCCAATGCCATAGTTATTTTACTCCATTAAATTTACTGTCAATAGCTAACCAAATAGCCCCGAAGAAAGCACCTATAATAATAATAGGCTTAACTGCTTTAGCGATCCATTCAAGTACTAGGAAAGCACCTGAAGCAGCGTTAAAGGCTTTAATTACGTGTTCAGTATTCTTCTCTATGTTATCTACTTTGGACTCTACAGCCAGTAGACGATCATAGATTTGTTCATGAGATACTTCTTGTGTCATGATTAATTAGGCTTTGGATACTTAGCTTTAACAGCAAGACACGCATCAATATACGTTTGTATTTGTGCTTGGTCACCTTTGACTACGCCATCAATGTAGTTATTGATTGATGGGTATTCTTTTGCCCTATCACGTTGATATTGTGTCTTAGCAAGTTCTGCTAGTTCCGCTATGTGAGCAGCTTGCTTTGCATCAAGTTCAGCTTCTTCTTCAGCAGTTAATTCAAAAACGCCATTGTCAGTTGTTTTAAATCTCATTTTTGCACTCCAAAAATCTGAATAGTTCCTGATGCTATGTTTCCACTATCAAAGAAGAATTTAATAGCATTATTTGCCTGTGCTGTAGTTCTCATGCCACCACCAAATGAAGTTGCTGATCTGGAATTTTCAAAAGCAGACATCTGCCCAAAAAACTGTGTGATGTCTGCAGCTTTCAAAGGGTTTGACATATAAATTTGAGCATTTAAAGAAGCCTCTGGAACATTAGTTGCACTTCCAAGTTCTAAATAACCCAGCCTTAATGCGGTAGCTGTCTCTGAAGCATTATTCTGCCAAGCAGCAGAAGTAACTTCTAATTTAGCATTGTTATATTTGTAATCTCCTGCTGTTGTTGCAAAAGTTGATCCGTTATTTGTTGATGTTTGCAAAAATAAAATTGAACTTCCTTCGGCTGCCCTTAATGAACTAATAACAAATAAATAATTATCATAAGTTGATGTGATACTTGTATTTGTAAATGTTAAAGATGCTGAATTAGATGCAGTTAGTTTTGTAATTAAAGTTAATCCGCTTGCACTAGCTGATGGTGCGGTTGACTGCCAAGTTGTCCCGTTGCTTGTTAATATATTTCCACTAGTGCTAGGAGCAACAAACAAAGGTGCGCTTGTGCCATTACCGAGAATTACATTGTTGGCTGTGAGAGTTGCTGCACCAGTGCCACCATTTGCAACAGGTAATGTACCTGTTACATTTGTTGCAGCATTTACAAATGTAGTTGAAGTTGTACCAGTACCGCCATTAGCAATAGGAAGTGTTCCTGTTACACCAGTAGATAAAGGGAGACCAGTAGCATTGGTTAACGTACCGCTAGATGGAGTACCCAACTGAGGAGTTGTCAGGATAGGACTTGTCAGGGTCTTGTTTGTCAGTGTTTCTGTACCTGTCAACGTAGCAAATCCACCTGCTGTAAAGGCTGCTTGAGTCCAAGCTGAACCTGTCCATACATACAAAGTTGATACTGTTGTATTCCAGTACAAAGCACCTGTTAACAGAGCATTACCATCATTATCAACTGTTGGTGCTGAAGACTTAGGGCCAAGATACCTGTCATCGAAGGAATCATAGGACGCTGCAGCTGAACTTGCTGAAGCACTGGCTGCAGAAGCACTACCTGAGGCTGCAGAGGCTGAGTTAGCTGCATTAGTCTCTGAAGTTGCTGCATTGGATGCTGAAGTAGACGCTGCTGTAGCACTACCTAAAATACTATCAACATAAGCCTTACGAGTTAAGTCATCATTAGTTGTTGGTGTAGCTGTAGATGTAATCTTGTTAGCACCCATGACAATGTTACCTGTCATTGTTCCACCTGCCAAGGGAAGATTCAAAGCATCTGCAGTATCTACATAGGTCTTAGTTGTAGCGTCAGTGCCTGCAGTTGGAGTACCTAAGCCAGTAATCTTAGACGTACCCATTGCAATAGCACCACTCATTGTACCTCCAGCCAATGCAAGTTTACCTGCAATAGCTGTAGTCAATGTAGCTGCAATATTAGCATCATCATTTAAAGCATCGGAGATCTCACCCAAAGTATCCAATGTAGCTGGAGCTGTACCAATAAGGTTACTGATAGATGTATCAACATAACCTTTAGTAGCTGCATCACCTGAATTAGTTGGAGATGTGAGGTTAGTAATAGTAGATGCAGTACCAGCATTCATGTTCAAGCCACCATTGATGGTGACATCGTTGAATGATGAAGTACCTGTGGAGGCTGTTACGTTACCAGTTAAGTTACCTGTGACATTACCAGTTACGTTACCTGTCACATTGCCAGTCACGTTACCAGTTACATCACCTGTGATAGCACCAACAAAGCCAGTAGTAGCAGTCACTGTAGTGCCTGTCACAGCAGCTGCAGTGGTAGCTCCAATGGGAGTATTATTAATTGTACCACCTGTAATGGCAACACCAGCCGATGTACCACCTGTGACAGCTACAGCATTAGCTTCCTGATTACCCAGTGAACCTACAATCTTAACAACAGTTGCACTATTGTCTTTAGTGTACAGCTTCTTATCTGTTACGTTAATAGCTAACTCACCTTTAGTTAAGTCTCCTGCTGCAGGTGTAGCAGCTGCTGTGCTACTATTCTTAGTAATGATTGTTGTCATTTAAGCTCCGTATTGTGAAGTGTACCAGTCACGTAATGGCGATGCGACATCACGAGGGACTGCTGGAAGAATTCTGTTATAGTTTTGTTGAACTTTAGTAAAGTAATCATCATTGTATGTTGGCATACCTTGTGTAGGAAGAGCACCTACACCTGTAGAAGTTCCACCACCGCCACCAATCAATGAAGCACCACCCAAGCCACCCAATAAACCTAATCCACCTTTAAGTAAAGCCAACATCTGAGCATCAGTTAAACCTAGCTCATTCTTCTTGTTTGGATCTGTAGGTGTAGTAGTGGTTGTTGTAGGTGCTGTAACGGTTGGTGTAGGTATAACAGCTGCAGCAGTATTGATAGCTTCAGGTGTTACCACAGGTCTATCGGCTGTAATGGTAACTCTAGGGTCAGGTGTTACTGTTGGTATAACAGCAGCTGCAGCAGTGTTTATAGCTTCAGGTGTAACTACGGGTCTATCGGCTGTGATTGTTACTCGTGGATCTGGTGTTACTGTTGGTGTAAGTATAGCAGCTGCAATAGTATTAATATTTTCAGGTGTTACCACAGGTTTAGGAGCTGTAATAGTTACTCTTGGATCAACTGTAGCAGGTGTTGTGACTGGCGTAGTAATTGTTGGTATAACAGCTGCAAGTGCTGCTGTTGCATCCTTTACTGTAATTGTATTATTACCTGTAATTACTTGTTCAGCAACCGTAGCAGCTTGAGTTGGTGTTATAGTAGGAATTGCAGCTGTAATAGTATTTACAAGTTCCTGCTTAGTTGCTGGTCTGTCAGCTGTAACTGTTACTCTTGGATCACTTGTAGCAGGCACTGTAGACAACCCTGCAAGAGTATTTAGCATATCTGTAGCTGTAGTATCTCCAGACATCATACCTTTGTTGCCTGTAACTTGAACATTAGCTAAGTTAGTAGGTGTTCCTACAGTTGTAGGTGTAGTTACATTAGCTGCAATTTGACTATTAAGTAAGTTTAGTGTTGCTTGATCTACTTGTTGAGGTGTAGATGTACCTGTAACTTTAACTGTACCACCGTCAGTAACTGGTGTCGATACTGCAACAGGTGGTGTTGTTACCAAGCTACTCAACAAACCACCAGCATTGGTGATAGCTGGAGCTGCAGTGCCTGTAATGTTTACAGACTCCAAAGCTGCTGACGTTGCTGGAACTCCTGTAGCTGTTGTTGTTGTTGATGCAGCCGTAGAAGTAGGAGGAGTAACAGACGCTACAGCTCTTTCAACAGTAATATCGTTGTATCCACCAGCTGTTAAAGTATCTTTAATCTGAGCTGGAGACAAGCCTTGGTCTGCTAACTGTTTAGCATCTGCTGCAGCAAACTGACGTTCTGTAATGCCGGGATCTGCTGTAGTTCCTGTGGTTAAGTAGTTGTTTAAAGCATTACCACCATAAACTAAACCACCACTAAGTAGTCCAACTTTTAAGGCATCACTAACATCTGCACCACCAGCTAAAGCAGCACCACCTTTAAAAACACCTGTGCCAACTGCTTGTGCCGTAGAGCCTGTAAGACCTAAAGCATTACCTAAGAATCCTCCACCACCTAAACCCAACACGGCTGCTTGAACAAAAGGGTCATTAAAGGCTTCAGCTAGACCACCTGCAAATGAGGCTACTTTTTCTTGTGTTCCTACACGCTCTAATTCACCTGTAGGTGTGTATTGGTTATAACTTCCACCAGCTTGATTTTCATTGGCTTTGTATGTAATAACATTCTCTAAGCCACCGATTTGTTCATCTTGACCAGAACCAGTAACTCGATTAACAGCTTGAACATAAGTATCTCCAAACAAAGCAGCTTGGTTAGGAGGCAATGTAGCACCAATACGAGAAGTAACTTCACCTTCTGATAAACCAGTTTGTTTTGCTATTTGAGTTGGATTTAAATTACCTGCTGCAATTAAACTATCAACATTTTGTGTAGCCAATGCTTGAGCAATAGGAGGACTAGCAGCAGCTTGAGTAATAACTGCTGGAGTTGTAGCTACAGTGTTTGATTGATAGGCTTGAGCAATCGCTTGAGGAGTACTTGCTGGAACTTCATTCTTAAACTGAGACAGAGCATCAATAACTGACTGATTGTAGATGGCTGTACCTTCAGCATTGGTGTGCAAAGCATCTATTAACAAATTCTTGTTTTGCAGAATCTCACCTTGAGTACCTACCAAAGCTACATTGTTGTTCTCATTAGCAATCTCAGTAAATAAAGGATCTACTGCAGGATTGAAGTTATTAGTCTGTACATCATTTAAAGATGCAGCATAAGGAGAGCCAGTTAAGACAACATTAACACCTTGACTACCAAGTGTTTTTACCATCTGATTGATGTTATCTTTGATAGTGCCTTTATCAACACCCTGCAAGAAGTCAACACCACCAGTTTGTAAATAGACAGTAGCATTAGGGTCAAACTGACCACCGCCAGCTAAGAACGTATCAAGTTGCTTTAAAGTATCAGCTGTAGTTGCACCACCAACGGAATAGTTAGATGAAGCTTGACCTGTAGCAGCTGTTAACTGATCTCCCAAGGTTGTATTAAGGCTATTCCAGCTTGCACCAGCTAGAATGTTACCACCAAGCATACCACCAGACTTGCCACCAGTTGCAGCAGCTACGTCTTCACCTGAAATACCATACTGAGCCATCTGTGCTTGAGACTGAGCAGCAGTTGGGTTTGTAGCTAAGAAGTCATTAATGTTCTTGTAAACATCAGCTGCTGTCATGCCGTTGTTTAAAGCCCATTGCATTGCTGCTGATAAAGCCATGTTATTCGCCTTTTCTGTATAACTCAAACGTGTTAATAGTATTCATTATGGAGCCAGTCTCAGACGTTGCTCGAACTTGATCGCCCTCTTCAAGAACAACATAAGCACCATCATTAAATTTAACAAACTGAGTAGCAGTTAACACATAGTTATCAAATACGTGAACTTCAGTTGCTGTGCTTGCGTCATACCACACAACATCAATAAATTTATTATTACCTGAATGGTTTACAACGTAACAAAGAGTCCATCTAGCATAGTAACCAGTGGGTACTGTGAAAATAGTAGTCTGCGTTGCTGCAGTAAGAACATTACCCGTCGATACTGGTTTCATCTTGTTTTACTGTTTTCTTAGTTGCTTTAGTTGCTACCACAGGTTCAGCTTGTTCAACTACTTCCTCATAGTCAGGGTGCTTCAACATAGAAGCAATATCAACTGCGTGTTCAAAGTTGTAGACTAGATTAGTTTGCTTACATTTAAATTTCATACTATGTTACCTTTCTGATATGCTTTATAAAGCACATTAAAAAGGCTCCCACCTATTACAGTGGGAACCCTCTATCACTTAGGCTGGAACAGCCAAAGCAACTGCTGAACCGTCACGCAGTTCTTTCACGCCATACAGTGTGTCAGCTGTGAACAATGTACCGAGGTACTCTTGTTTGTACTGAGTCTGTGAACGTACACCAACTTGCTCAACGAAGACTGCGAAGTCTTTATGAGCCAACAGTGCAATACGGCAAGCTGTAGTACCGTTAGTAGTATCAGCATTAGAAGTAACAAACACGGGAACACCGTACAAGTTACCAATTTCACCGTTACGAATGGTGTTGTTATTACCCATTTCACCAACAAAAGCTTGTTCAGTGTAACGAGCCAAGCCCATCAAAGTGTTACGGCTTGAAGGTGGGATAGCAAGGAAACGTCCATCCATAGGAACGTCATTGTCATCCAAACGCTGAATGGAACGACGAATCGCTGCATCAGTGAGAGCACCCAAACCTGTGTTAGTAGAACCACCAACATAAGCTGTAGTACCATCAGCACCTGAGAAAGCACCTGAGTAAGCAGATGTACCGCCACCACCTTGAACAGAACGACCAATTTGGATCAATGATGTATCAACTTGACGAGCCAAAGCATAGCCAGCATCTTCAGTGTAGAAGTTACGCAGTGAAGACAAAGCTTGAGCTTCGACGATGTCCTCAATCAAGCGGCTGTACTCATAGTGCTGGTCGATAGAAACAACAACTTCTGATTCAGTAGCTGCAATCAGTGTTACCTGAGTTGAAGCTGCTTTAACTGAAGCACTGCCACGTGTAGGTGAAGGAATGTGAACGGTGTCACCTTTCTTACCCTTGAAGGTCATTTTCTTAACCAAGTTTGCCAACACCAAGTTCTTCTTGTATGTTGCAATGATTTCATCACTCCAGATTTCTGGGATGAACTTGTCTGCGGTTGTCCGCGTGACGTGATCTGTACCTAAAGCCATTTTTAATTCTCCTAAAGAATATAATTAATTTAAAAAGTTATTTAACCCGTCCCTCATTATAAGCTGCTCGAATTTCAGGCTCAAGTGCTTCATAACGGTTAGGATCTGTCATACGTAGCCGGATAAGGTCGGCACGACGATATACTTTCTTAGATGATTCACCAGTCCCTCCAACATCTACAGATGCTGCTGACAAGTTTTGCCTGCGTACAGCATTTCCGGCATCAGTGGTTTGTTGTGTCTTAGATGTGCGGATCTGTTTAAATGTCGTGAGTAATTCATCTGCAGCATTAAAATCATAATTAGCATCAGCCATTGCATAGATATTAAGTCTCATGGGAGAGGCTTTAACCCAGTCAATAAACTCACCGTCACGTACAATATCTACAAAGTCAGGATGCTTCTTGTTGAGCATTGCTTGTGTCTGAATTTGTCGAAGTTGTGATGAAGCTTGTTTAGCTGCTAATACATCAGGATGATTTGATACTGCTTTACGAATCGCTGACTGAGGATCTTCAAAGAAGTCTACCTCATTCTCTACTACTGCAGGCTGTACTTGTTTAGAGGAGAGTTGCTGTTTCAAAAGCTCATCTGCTAATCTACGAACTTCACCAACTTCTTGAGCTTGCCTTCCAATTAGCTTTTCAGCTTCTTGGTGCATTGTCACGATGTCTTCTAAGCTTTTACCCCGATACTTGTCGGGAACATTAGAGACTTGTTGTTGTTCTACAGGTGCTTGTTGCCTTGCTGCCTGTTGTTCATCTACTGCATCAAATTCGCTTTGTCCCAATTCTTCTTGTTCAATGAGAGCCATACCTACCTTTCGTCCTGCCCTATATGGGTTTTAGGAGTGTTATAAATGAATTCAGAGTTAGTCACCCACGTGGGATGCGTTCTGCTTCTGTTCCTGACTGAGCTTTTCAGCCCGTACTTGTACCCACCTATCGGAAGCTGAAGGGAAATCGCCTGAGCAACCATCCAGCTTTATCCTTGGGGAGGATACAACCCTGATAGCGTCCTTACTACATACCTTACATTTAGCAGTGGTATGATCGCTATCAACCAGCGATTCAGTTATGTGATCGTTAGGACAATGGAAGTCATAGATGCGTTTACTCATCTTCTAACTCCTCATATACCTTCTCACACACAGCTTTACGCCCTAAAACTAATTCAATAATATCTAGCTGTCCCTTACGATAATATAGTGTTTGTGTATCGTCGACAGTAGAAAGATTGTTTAAACTAGCCTTAATCTCTTCAAAGTCCTCTATGAGGTACTTCCAACCCTCAGTACTCATGGTATTGAAGGTTTCTTCGTAATATTTCTGTAAATCAGGGGCCATTTGGCTTATCCTTTTATTAATAACTTATATAAGTGTTATTGTAGCATAAAAACAACACTTTGTCAAGTAAAATCTATCGTTTCATTGATCTATTTGCCATCTGGAGGCTTGCAATACGCTCATTTGAGGCAATATCAGCAGCTTTTAGGTTAACTTGCTTCTCTTTAAGCATCATGTCAGCCAGTTTCAGACGTTTCTCAAAGTCATCACCCTTATCTAGGTTAGTAGATGCTGCCTGAACAAGCTTTACACGCTGTTCTTCAGGAATCATCTGAGCTTCCATCATGGTTTTCTGAGCTTCAGCCTGTTGCTTTTGAGCTTTAGACTGCAGATCAGCCACTTGAGCCTGTGCCAGCTCCATTGCAGCTTGTTGTTGCATCTGTTGAGCCTCAGCAGCTTGTGGGTTAGGCTGAGACATCTGCTCTAAAGCTTGCATCAGTTCACCACGGTTAGACAATGAGCTGTTCTGCAAGATACCTTTAAGGATCAATGGCAATACTGGTGTATTAGGGCCAAGTGTCTGCAACAAACCAATCATCTGTTGTTGTTCAAACTCTCGTGCCAAGATACCCAAGGTAGCTGTGGGGATAAAGGTCATGTCAACTGAAGGATAACGCTCACTATCAAACTGCATATAACGGAATGCAGCCTTATTGATGAACGGGATCATGAAGTCTTCTTGGAAGTTACTCAATGTACGTTTGTACTTCTTGATGATACCAGCCATAGCCATTGACATACCACCAGCACCTGCGTCACGGGGTACGTTAGATGGCATACCTGCACTGTCAACTGTACCTGTAGCTTGCAAGAGCATACGTTCAAAGTTCTGCGCTGCAGCTACTGAGTTACCATCAGTTTGACCAAACTTAAAGGGATACAATATCTCAGAAGGTGCACCATTGGTCAAGATAGCCTTACCGGGCTTAATCTCAAACTTAGCACCACGTGGAAGCCTTGTAGCGTCCATAGCAATCATAGGTGCTGTGGTGAGGGCTAGAGAGTCTAAGTGAGCACGAAGCTGACCATCAATAGCTTTCTGCATATTGTAGGCTTTCTCCATCGTACCCCTACCCCAGAACCTTCCGGGCACTGTATCGTCTTGGTAGGCAATAACTGGTCTATCCTTCATCATGTAAGGATTAGCTTCAGCCTTTAAAAGTACTGAGTCATTGGCAATCACAATAATAGCTTCTACCAAGTCAGAGTGGTTATCAGCTACTGAGTCATCTGGGAACAGGTCTGTGATCTCAGTATCGCCCTCTTCCATTTCTTCTAAGTACTCACGAGGAACCAATCCATAATAAGTTAACAACTTAACTTTATCGTCTTCAAAGTTACGCAGATCTTGTGTAGCTTCTAACTTGTCATCATCAAACTGAGGTGTGATGTCTACTTTCTTGTAAATACCACTCTCAATACCTTCAACAATCTTGTGAATGGAAACGTACTTCTCGATAGCAACGCCCAGAGCATCGTCAATAGAATCAGCATTAGGATCAATAAGGAAGTTTTTAGGATTGACAGGCTTGATCTTAACTGCAACCCTATCCTTCTCTTGAACTCCAATAGCTGCTGCGTTAGCAATGCCGGGGATGGCTTGAGTAGAGGGTGTATATTCTTTCTCAGACTTAACAATGATTTCACCAATACCTGTACCATAAATCTCAGCCATTAACTCAATCTGGTCAACTGACTTCTTAATCTTATCTCTCTTGAAGTCTTCGTGTAGTTGAACCTTGATTTGTTCAACATCAAAGGGATTACCGTTGACATCTTTAACGTCATCTTGTATGTCAAAGAACTCACCCTGACCAAAGATAGCTTCCATGATCTCAGCATGGCGAGTCTCAACAGCTTGCTGAGAAGCTGGGGAGATAATACGGCTACGCTCTGACTCACGTTGCTTATCCTCAGCAGCCCACTGACCTCGGAA